ATACGATTATGAAGTACGTGGAGAATACAAGTGTATTCAAGAACGATGTAAAACATCTATTGAAGAAGATGGTGTAGAAATATCATTTTCATATCATAGAAAGGCATTTATGCCAGATGCAGATGTAAGTGGTGAGTCTGATGAATTGAAGGCAATGGCAAATGCACTGTGGACAGATGAAATTAAAAAAGCGTATGAAGATAGTAAACCTAAACCAGAAGAATCTGGAGAATAATATGTGTAAATGCTGTAAATGTAAAGATTGTAATTGTTAACTAAACAAGGAGTCAATAATGGCGAAAGACAAAAAAGAAAAGCCAGTCTTGAATCTTGATGACAAAGAATATGTTATTGAAGATATGACTGATGATCAGAAAATGATGGTAAATCATATAAATGATTTGCAAAATAAACAGAATACGAATCAGTTTATGGCTGACCAGTTAGCTGTTGGCAAAGAAGCATTTGTTAATTTGCTTCGTCAATCGCTAAATAACCCCTCTCCACATGACCCAGGAGATGAGAACGACTGATGATTGTTAGATGTGCTCATGATCATGATGTAGTTATTCACCTGAATAATAAAAAAGGGATGAGAAAAAATGTTCGATTGGCTGACGGAACTATTATTACATTAACATATCCAAGTACGAAAGATTACTTTCTTAGAAATGGTGAGAACATTATTAAAAAAAGTGACTCATTCTTAACCATTGAACAAGAGTATGTGAAAGAGTGTGCTAAGTTAAAAGACTCTGATGATCATGGTCGCATCGACATAGTAAAACACAAATTAGTAGATAATAAAGTGGTAGATAGATGAATAGTCCACTATCAAAACTTGTTAGTTGGCAACAGCGAACAGGACAACTTGATGGTTGGACAGCTTATCATCTTGCTGCAGGAGCATTTTTATGTAAAGTATTTCAATGGTGGGATTGGACTAACTTTTGGTGCGTAATGGGTGTTTTTATTATAGGTGTTTTTTGGGAAGTTTTTGAATATTATATTGAGAACTGGAAGCCTTACGGTAGTAAGAAAAAATGGGCATACAACACTATTGCGGATATTATTGTAGAAACCGCTATAGCTTGGTGGATGGTGATTTGAGTGCAAAGCCTGATACCGCCAGAAGCTATCGTGCTACCGTTCTTGATGATAATGCCATTGTATCTATTAATCTTAAATGGCTTGCTCAAGGATGTGTTCTTGTTGCAGTTCTGGTCTATGGCTACTGGCAGATTGAAAGTCGTATTAAGGCGTTGGAAAACAAGGTGGCAAGTGCAGATGAACAAATTGAAAATTTACTTAGTAAACATATTGTTGAAGAAAAAGCTGAAAGGGAAGAGTTAGCACAAAAGGTAGCGTTTTACGAAAAAGAATTAAACCTAAACCCATTTAGTTGGGGTAAGAAAAAGAAGAAGAGGTAATGGATTTTATAGCATTGTATGGCGAAGCAGGAATGATTGGAGTGGTCGGTGCTATGTTTGTATATCTAGTTATCTCTATGTCTAATAAGTCAGCAAGACAGCAAGAAGAATTAGAAGCTTTAAAAGTAGAAAACAGAGGGCAGTCTGAGACTCTTGAAAATATGGAAGGCATGATTATAAAATTAATTAACAGGTGGAATCAATCAGATGATAAGCTTGATAGAAAGTTTGACGCTTTAACTAAAGAGGTAAATGACTTAGACAATCAAATCTCTGAGGTTAAGGGGTCGCTAAGTAGAATTAACGGAAGGCATTAATGGATACTTTAAAAATAGCAGCAATTAGTTTTAGCAATTACGCAATTGGGCTGACTCAAATTCATGAGCTTTTACAGGTAGTAGTAGCCCTGCTGTCAATTGTTTTGCTATTAATGAATATAAAAAAAGGAAAATAAAATGAACATAAAATCAATGTTAGTAGAGTTTGCAGAAGCACAGGCAGATAAAATGCAAGAGCAGGCAATGGGTCATTTAGCATCTGAAGAGATGAGAGATAGCATTGCAACTGCTATTAATAAAAAAATTGACATTCCATTTGTGAGTGAGGACAAAGAGCAAGTTTTCTTTGAGAAAATGGTAGATGTAGTAACAGACGTTTTAGAAGGTGTATTTAAAGGAAAATAATATGTTATCAATACTAGTAACAATAATGCTTGTTGAGATAGACAGCACACAAATCAAATCAACAGTAAACCCTACATACAATGTAATGGCTTACAGTATGGAGGACGTAAAAAAGAAAAAAAAGAAACGTAAGAAATTATCTCAGAAAGGTAAAAAGAAAAAGAAAGGTTTCTTTAGCAAGGTCTTTGGTAGCAAGTAAATGATAACGTATCGAGGTGAAAGGTTTTCTGGCTATAATAAGCCAAAACGAACTCCTGGCAAAAGTAAAAAATTTGCTGTACTTGCAAAGGTAGGTAAGAAAGTTCGGCTCGTAAGGTTTGGCGACCCTAATATGCGTATTAAAAAAAGCAATCCAGCTAGGCGTAAATCTTTTCGTGCAAGACACAAATGCTCGACTGCAAAGAATAAGCTTACTCCAAGGTACTGGTCATGTAAGAAATGGTAAAAAATGGCAAGAAAGAGAAAAACTAAATCAAGAGTAAATCAAGCTGGCAATTATACAAAACCTACAATGCGGAAAAGATTGTTTTATGCAATAAAGAGAGGATCACGTGGAGGCCCCAGAGGAAAGTGGACTGGGCGTAAAGCCCAGTTGTTAGCTCGTGAATATAAAAAACGTGGCGGTGGGTATAGATAATGGCTTTGAAAAAATCTCAAAAAAGTTTACGAAAGTGGTCAAAGCAAAATTGGGGATATGTTACAAAGGGTGACGCAAAGAAGCCTAGGAGAAAGCGAGGCAGATATTTACCTGCAAGTGTTCGTAAGGGTATGACGGCATCTCAAAAAGCTTACGAAAATCGTAAAAAACGCACCGCTAATCGAAAAGGAAAGGCGAGTGCAAAGTACAGTAAAAGAACAGCATCAAGAGTAAGGAGGGCAAGATAATGCCAATGGGTAAAGGGTATGGTAAGAAGATGGGCAAAAAGAAGCCTATGAAAAAAAGAAAATCAGTAAAAGTGAGAAAGCGTAGATGATAGACGCTTCACAAATGCGTGAGGTCATCACTGATACTTTAAATGCCTTGGGGTCTAAGTATGCAGACCCCAGGGCAATTGAATTGGTTTACAACACAGGCTTAGTAGAATCTAAGTATGTGTATATAAAACAAATCAAGGGGCCTGCCGTTGGCTATTGGCAAATTGAACCCTGGGTGGGTGTCTCGACATGCAATGATTATTTGCAATATAGAGATTCTTTGATGAAGAAAATTGCAACTTTATGTTACTTAGATTGGAGTCATTTCAAAAATCCAAATGAGGATGATTGGAGAAAGATATTAATGACCAACCTTACAGCTCAAATTATATTTTGCAGATTACATTATTGGAGGGTTCCTAAGTCATTGCCTAGAACATTAGAGGAGCAGGCAACTTACTGGAAGCAATATTATAATACAGCAAAGGGTGCTGGGACTCCACAGCATTTTGCAGAAATAGTGAGTAAGTATGGGTGACTCCGAGAAGATAGCAAACATATTAGAGGTTATGAGGCAGTTAAAAGAGCTAGAAAGAATCTATGCTACAGAATCTGATGTTGTTATTATGAGTCTTATATTAGCCTTAATCCATAACACTATCGTACCAGATGTAACCATTTTGCCTAATAATAAAGAAGAAATAGCAATAGCATGAGTAGATTTACAGCATTTTGCAACATAAACACCGACTTGCAATCAATTGTTAGTGATATAGATAGATTTGACCGCAAGAGGGTACTAATGCCAAATTGGACAAATCCAAGTAGCAATATTTATCGCCTGCACAATACAGGATATATTGAAAGTTTGTATAAAGATGGATTGGAATTAACAAAAGTTACTGATACACCAAATGCAGATAATGAGTTTAAGTATTCTGAGTCAACAGATTATGTTGACGTATTCTTAGCATCTAGTTCTGTGTCTGCATTTAATTCTAGTGTGTTTGAGGGCGGTCAGGATTGGGAAGATTTAAAAAATCGTGTCGTGAAGGAGCAGGCAGATAGAATGAGGTCTTATTTAAATAGACCAATATACAAAAGAAACAACTCAACATATCAAGGAGCATCTGATAGGGACTATGATTTTATAATCATAAGAATAAACGCCATACTTGCCTGTGCAGATTTAATAAAGTCACAAGACCCTGAGCGTGCTCAAATGATTGAAGAAATGGCTCTTAGTCCAGATGGTAATGGTTTACTTGATAAACTAAAGAGAAAAGAATATGTTCTTTGGAATGAGACTTCTTTTCGTTCAGAGTCTGGGGTCATATCTGAGGTTTCTGTGAACGCAAGCAGCACAGGATATATAGAGGACATAAAGCTAAACACGCCTCCAATGACAGATTACGATGAAGTTAAGGTAGTAATAAGCACAGCAGGAACTTTTAGCGTAGGAAGTGCAAGTACAGTAAAGTATGATGTTTTTGTCAAAGATAGCACAGGATTAAAAACTCATAAGGTAATTGATGGCGAAGTAATTACTGGTGACTATCAAAGCTTGGCTTATGGTGCACAGATAAGATTTCAGGCAGGAGTATACACACTAAACGATGAATGGGCAGTAACTTTTCAAAGTGCAGAAATTCCAATTGGTCAGGTTAAGTCTGGTCAAATATATCGGTAATGTCATCTATTAAGGTGTAAGTAGATGGCTATTACATACGAGAATGTCATTTATGATAGAGTAATCGATAGCCTGCATGGATTAATCGCAGATGAATTTAACATCCCGATTTATTTTGATGAACACGAAGGAAACCAAAGTTTTTTGATAACACCAGAAGATGATACGCTGATTGAGTATGCTGCCAATTCTCAAACAAGGACATATAGTGTTAGTATATCGTATCAGCTATTATCACCAGGTAATTACAATAAGAATGTTATAAGACAAGTGACGGAAGTAACAGAAAGATTAAAAAGGTTATTATTTAATAACTCTGCTTACAGCCCTAGTGATTCATACAGGTGGCATGACGGCAGGGTACAATCATTGTCGTACTCAAGAAATGAGGATGATAATTCAATTGTAAGTTCAAGCACTAGCTTTGAATGCACAGTAGGTGAGGTAATAGGATGATGTACAAAGCAACAGATAAGTTTAAAGAATTAGATGGCTCAAATTCATATCATGGATTAACTAAGGATTTGTACTATCAATTAATGAATGGCGAGGCAGTCAAGGTTGAGAACATGCCAGAAGCCTTAGTTAAGGGTAAGTATGTGGAGCCTATAAAATCAAAGAAATCAAAGGAGAGTTAAGGCATGGCATTAACAACAGTTCATTCAGGTAAACAGGCAAGGTTATTTATTGCACAAGAAGATACCTTTGGCACAGCAAGGTCAGATGCTACTGCCTGGGCAACAGGCAATCAAGATGGTGTTATTTGCCTACAGCCAACAGGAGACCTTTCACCAGCAGACCTTGGGGGTGTGGTTAGAAACAGTGAGATTAGGGCACATGGTCAAAGAGTTAAAAAGCATACAGATGTATTCGTATCTCAAGATGGTTCATTCGTAACCATGCCATTTGAGGTTCTGCCGACAAGGCACGACATAGATTGGCTGTTAATGGGAGTAATGCAAGACATAGAATCTGAGGCAGCATCTGGAACATTTGCAAAGGTGTTTTCACTTGACAGGGATACAACTCAACCTGATTTTGGTGCAATATCTTCAGCCTATGACGAAGGTCTATTAATGACAGTCACCCTAGATGACCCAATCGCATCTGAAAATGACCAATTAAAATCAGCAATTATATCAGAATTAACACTTAGTTCCGACCCAGGTAACTATGGGGGAAGGCTTGTCGCAAGTGGAAACTTCTATACTGGGTTTGCTTTATCACATGACAATAACTTAGCACCTGCATCAACCATTGTTCCTGATACTGACTACTATAACCACTCTCTATTGACAACAAAAACAATTGTATCTGCTGAAATGGTTGTTAATTCTTGGTCGCTTACTATCAATAACAACGCTCAAAGAATTGGCTCTAGTGCTACAGGAAATGCACAATCTTATGCAATTGGAGTGCCTGAGTATTCTGTTACAGGTGAAATGGCAATTAAATACGACAGCACTACAAAGGATGTTGTTGATGACTTTCTATCTGGGACAGATAGACTAATTACTTTGGGATATGGCTCTGCTGGCTCTGATGGAAACCTGCTTATCAAATGCAACGCAGTTTATACTGGACATGTAAAAGAATTTGGTGGAGATTCAGGTATGTTTTTAACTGTACCATTTGAAGCGGTTGATGACGGAACTAACGACGCATTACAGGTTACGGTTGAGAATGGATTAGATAGAGCTTGGACATCTTAATATATTGAAAGTAAGCACAAATCATGGAGACTTTGAGGTTAAAGAATTAACCTTTAAAGACAGAAGGGCATTACATAGCCTAGAAATACAATCAGCAACTGATGGTGAAGTTGACCTAAGTAAATTCTACAATGTATTGAATTGGGTTATGGATTTTGCATTTGAAGATGCAGAAGAGGTGTTAGGAGAATTAGGTGATAATGAGATTGATGAAGTTCTTCTTGCTGTCTATAACAGGTACAAGGAACCCTCTAAAAAAAAGTAATCAAGGCAAGGGTCGGAATTTGGATGAGTTACTTTCGACCACAAACCCAAGAATACACTTTCCCCTATAGCTGTACTAGCCCCACCCTACACAAAATAATAACTTATGACGAAAATGAGTTATGGGCAGAGATAGATAGGATTTTAGAAGAAGATTCTCAAAACAAATTCACACCTGGAACTAATCTTTATTATAATCTACTTTTGTGTTCAGACTCAAGATACTTTGTTGACTCTGAAATAAATTTATACATAGAAGAATACATGGCTATGAAAAGATTTAACATACCTATAGCTGAAACAATAGATAAGGCAGAATACGAGAGATTGGTAGTCTTTACTGCTATAGATGAGGAATATAAAGCAATATTGAGGAAGGAAGAAAATGCCAAGAAATCAGTTTGATATAAACATTAACCTTAAGGGTTTTCCAGAAGCTCAGGCAAATTTAGACAAGACAAAGCAAGGAATGGATAGAATGAGAATATCCACTTCTGGTCTAAAAAGACAAATTGGTGCTTTACGTAACAATATGTTATTATATGCTTTTACAATTGGAGCAATACAGAGAGTAACGAATAATTTAATTACCACATATAGAAAGCAGATAGAAGCTGAAAGACTTCTTGAAAATAACCTTAGAAACATAGCAGGAGTTAGCTCTGAAGCATCTGCAAATTTAAAAGCATTAGCTTCAGGGTTACAGCAAGTAACCACCTTTGGGGATGAGGCGATTATAAGTGCTCAATCTTTATTAGCAACATTCCAACTAAGCGAAGCAACCATAGCACAGCTAACCCCTAGAATATTAGATATGTCAGCCGCTATGGGCACAGATCTTCGTTCATCAGCCATACTTCTTGGTAAAGCATTCATAGGTGAAACATCTAGGTTAAAGCAAATAGGTCTTGTAATAGATGATACTGGTCTAGCAATGGCAAGGGCAAAGGGGCCATTTAAGGAAGCCGCCTTTCTATTAAAAACATTTGACAACAACTTTAGAGGTGCTGCGGAAGCATTAAGAAAAACGCCACTAGGTGAGTTGGATGGCTTAAATATGGCACTAGGAGATTTAACGGAACAGCTTGGTAGAACTTCAGTTCCATTAGAAACTTTTTTAAATCAATTAAAGTTGGCAGCAGTTCAGGGTATTACAACCTGGGCTTTCTTTTTTACAGAATGGTCAAAACTTTCTAAGGGTGGACTAGGTGATGTTCTAGTAATTAGCGAAGCGTATGAAAATGCTGCTAAGAGAGTCCGTGATATAATGCATGGTACAACAAAAAGCGTCAAAGACTTTGGAAAGGCTTCTGTAAATGCATCAAGTCAGGCATCACTAGCTGAGGCGGAAAGACAAGAAGTAATAGATAAAAGCATAGAACAGCTTGATAAACAAATCAGCAAAACTAGGTCAATGATTTTTGCTACTTACGGAGCAACTGAATCAACAATAGCACAGGTCGCCGCTCAGAGATTACTAAGTAAGAAAGAAGCAGAAAGAGTTGAGCTATTAGGTAAATTAAAAACGCAATTAGAAGCTAGGAAAGAATTAGAAGATATTTTCACAAAAACATTAGAGGGCACTGTTCAGGCACAAAGAGATAAGATAAGATTAACGATGGCTGAGATTCAAAGAGATGGTGAAATGTTTGGCACTAAAGAGCAGGTCAAAATAGTTCTTGAGCAATTAAAGAAAGCATACGACGATTTAGACCCATCAATACAAGCAAGGATTGATAAGGATAATGAATACAAAGAATCTATTAAATCAAACGAAGAGGCATTAAGAGAGGAGTTGCGTTCTCTTGTAGCAAAGAATAGAGCACTTGATGGGGTAGATTTAGCTACAGTAAGGTCAATCGAGCTTGGTAGAGATCTTACAGACCTTGAAAGGGAATTAATAGAGGCAATAGAAAACTACAATAGTGTTATTGATCGTAAAATCGAAAAGGATGAAAACCAGAATACACTACAAAATACTTTCAACAATATACTAAAATCGACTACCGAAGGAGAGATAGCACACTTAAAAGCATTGATGACTAAAATTGAAACCAATACTGTATTGATAGCATCAGACCAAGAAAGAGCTATTGTTCTTGATGATTTAAAAAACAAAATTAAAGAATTGGAAGAGGGTAAGCCTCTTGAAGATATGGCTGCAAATGCTGGTCAATTAGCAAATGGCATCCTAGCTGCCGCTAGAGCAATGAAAACATTAAGAGATGATACTGAGGTTACGCAGGGAGAGATACTTCAAACTATAGGCTCCTTAATGATGTTATTCCCTGGTGGTCAAGTTCCAGGTGCTGTGGTTCAATCTTTGGGTATGTTTACAGGGCATACAGGAGGCTTAATAAGAAACAATGGAATACAGAGATTCGCAAAAGGTGGAATGGTACAGGGACAGGATAATGTTCCAATACTTGCACAAGCAGGCGAATTTATCATGAGAAGAGAAGCTGTTCAGAATATAGGTGTTGAAAACCTAGCTGAAATGAACAGAGGTCAGGGAACGTCAAATGTTACTGTAAACATACAGGGTAACATGATAGGCAATGATGAATTCGTAAGAGATAATCTAATACCTCAAATTCAAAAGGTATCTAGACAAGGACTAGCATAGAATGGCACTATCAAACCCTCCTGTCACGCCTAACGTATATGAAAATTGGTTATTTCAATTTACAGCAGACAATCAAAACTGCCTTGACTTTGACGGTTCTGATGACACTATAAACTTTGGCAATATTCTTTCTACTCCATTTGTCAATTTTACAATTGAATTTTGGTGTAAAGCTGATGCAATAGGTGGCGGTGTGGTCATTCAACTTTCAGCTGGCTCTGGCGAAAATGAGGATGAAAATGT